AAATTCTTGAAGTAAACTTTCAACCTCTCTAAATCAGTTGATGATAGTGGTGATAAACTTCCTGTTGACCAAGAACTATCGTCCCACTCTACCTCTAATTTAGGTGGATAGATTGTGTGAGTTTCTGTTGAGAAAAATTTTAAATCTCCAAGTCTTGTCGTACTACTTTCATCTTTTGTTGTATCACTACCTGGATTATATGAAAAGTCTGCTGAACCCGTGTATAAAGATTCTCTCTTTACTAAAAATCCTTGATTAGGAAATAATGATGAAGAATAGATGTGTAGATTTACTAAGTCAGTAATATCCATTCTAACATCTTGTGTAGACTTGGTCAATCCAAAAGAACTACTTACTGATAATCCTGTACCTTGACTTCCTGTCCACCAAGAACCTCCGTCAGTTAGTGTTGATGTTGATACCCAAGGTGTTTTTTCATCGTGATTTCTATATTGATAACTAACACCATTTGTTGTTACTGGGTCGTGGTCAAGCTTACCATCTCCTTCTGTCCAACTACTACCACTTACAATGTAAGCAAATAAGTTTTGATTTCTTAATAATTCTGTTGAACCAGCGTCGTATAGATTTAAATAAAACTTTGCACCTGATGAAATCTTACCACTTTGTATTGATGATGAAATATATGAATAATCAAATTGTATCAACACTCTTGAAACATTTTGTACTGAACCATTGTTAGCTACAGTTTTATTTACTTCAAGAATTTCATCTGCACCAGTATTGATTGATGAAGTGGTTCCACCTGAATAAATTGTTGCGTCTTTATCTCCAAATTCAAAATAGTGCATTATATTTCTCCTAATACTTTACCAATAATATCGGTGTCTGGATATTTTAATTCAAATATACTTGGGTCTTTTGAAGGATAAACTATTCCGTTTTTTGTTGATTGTGCGATGTCATAAACATTACCACTATATCCTTCTGATGTTGTTGCTTTATTCTCAACAACTACTAATGGATTTCCAGGTTCGTTTCCGTCTGGTGGTACTACACTTGCTACTCCCTCTACCAATGATATTTGATATGCTACATCACTTAATACGATAGGTTGATTGATTTGCCATTTATCAATGTTGAAATGTTCTCTAACTCTTTGAATACATTTAAACAATACTGAGTTTTGGTTATACCCTCTTTGAGTTATGATTCCAAACTTTATTGAAAAATTAATAATATATGCATTTTTCAAATTGATAGCATCTGTTACGATTCTATATTGAGATAAATACATTTTTAAATTTTGTTTTACAGCTTCATTTACATTTGCTAAATACTTATTACTATCGTAACCTAATAAATACATATTCAATGCAAGTGGGTTATCGATTTCTTCAGTAGTATCGTTATTAACTTGTAGTTGTTTATCCTGAACAATAAATGCTTTTGCTATGTTTCCATATTTTTGTGGTAATGAGTAAACTCTTGTAATGTAGTCTGCTTGTGTTACTGCTCTGTTCTGTGCGTTGAAGTAAGCACTTGCATTCTGTTTTACTTCTGTAAGAGTTTCTTCACTTGAACCTCCTGATGCTGGTGTCGGATTATTAATGGATAAACTATCTTTTGATGTTTGTACAAGTGATGAATCTAATCCGTCTTCTTGAATTGTAAAAGTAACGCTTTTTAGAAAGTTAATTGTATTACTTCTAACATTATGTTCTACTGCTCCACCAAAACGATATGTAATTGTTAGTGTCGTATTACTTGGTGCTAAACCAAAGGTTCTGGTTTTCATAAAATTACTCGGGTCAAAGGCAGTATCTAAATGTGTAACACCAAAACTTAATGCTGAACCTACATTGTCTGGATTAGGAACAATCACTTCATCTGGATTATCACTAACTCCTGAACCAAATCTTAATTCCATTTTATTGTCATCACGAATATAAGTTGTAAACCTTCTTGCTGTTTTGATTAATCTCAACATATAAGGTGTATCGTTTTGGAATGCAGAATATGTTGGGTCGTTAAGAGTTGTGTTTTCTATTGACTCGAATACCGTGTCTTGTGCTAAAAATGGAACTTGATAAAATTTATTACTATTACTATCTGTTACGGAAACAATTTCTGTAACTTTGTCATTAGATAAGACTAACTTGTCAAACTTTTTAGCATTACCAAAAGAAAAAGTTTCAGTTACGGTTTCACCAGATTTTGCTAAAACCATTTTTGTAAGTTTAAATTGAGTTGGGTCTGTTCCAGATGTAGGAACTTGAACTTCATCTATTCTCCTATCTAACTCACTTGATACTTTAAAATTAACATCATCAAGTGTAGTAAAGTCTACACCAGTATCTGATGTAATTATAGAATTTGCAGACAACACTCCAGCATAACTCAAGTCTGGTTCAAATCCATTATTTCCATCATCTTTAGCTGGAACTAATTGTGATACTTGTAATTCTACGGTAGCTGGAATCGCAAGAGATGGTTTATATCCTAATGATTGTGCAATATCAAAAATATTTTTCTTTTCTTCAGCATACTCTATTAGTGTTTCTTTATATTGATTATCAACATAGTAATTCAACACATCACCGACATAGGATGCCATTTCAATAAACATCATACCTGGTGATGATTCATTAAAATCATTGTATGTGTTTGGAAAGTAAGTCTTTGCAAACTCTATTAGATTTTGTCTAATGGAAGAAAAGTCTCTACCAAGATAACTTACATCTTTCTTTACTATTTTTTTGTTTGTATTATAATCTACATTAGTAGCCATTTTATTCTCCTACAACTAAATTAAATGTTATGTTGTCAAGTGTGTCTGGGTTCACTTCGGTAGTGTATTCTAAATTTATTTGTATTTCATTTGGATTACTATCATTCTGAACAACAATCAAATCATTAACAACAACATAAGGTAACCAAGTAGATAATGAAGTTCTAATATCATTGTCTATACTTTCTAAAGTTTCTGATGTTATTTGTTCAAATAACAAATCTCTTAAACCACAACCAAAGTTTGGTTGAAAAACTCTTTCACCTCTTGATGTAAGAATTAAATTTTTTATATTAGATTTAACCTGTTGTCTTATGGTTTTTGTTTTACGAAAAAAACCTTCTTGACTATAATCTAATGGAAATTCTATTCCAACACATATGTCATCAGTTCTGTCTATTTCTCTTACACTCATTATGGTCTAAAGTTCTCACCCTTCTTTTTCTTATCCATTGCTTTCATCAAACCAGAATAATCACGAGTCAATGCATTTTGAACATCTTCAGGAACTTGGTCTACTGAAACACCCTGTTTCTTGATTGTATCAACTGCTGCCATTTCTCTGGCTCTTTCTTTATTCTTACCCATACCTAAGTTTCCATATCCTAAGACATCTGCCATATTGTCAGAACCTAAGACACCACCACCCAATGTTGGATAGTCTTCTTGTTCTTGACTACCTAATGGTTTGGTGTTGTTTAATACCTCGTTCAACGCTTTGTTTGATGTGTATTGTTTTTTTGGTTTTTGTTTGACTTTTGGTTTAGGTTTAGAAATCGTTTCTGCTAGTTTGATTTCTTTTTTGTCATTAATAAATATCTCGCTTAGCTGTTTTTTGATTTCTTTACGAACAACTAATTCAATTATTTTTACTAATTCATTTTTTTTCATTACTACTCCTATTCTACATTTATTTTTTTACTTAGATAAGTTTCACTATCTTTTATATTTTGTAATCTTATTATTTCTTTTGTTAGTTCAATACTTTTTGCTGTTGGTGAACCACCACTTGTCACTAACTCTTCTGCTATTTCACTTTCATTAGAAGAAATTTTACTATCAATCAAAGATTCAATTAAAAATATAAAGTCCTGATTACCCAAAACCGCTTGTCCAGAAGTGCTTGAACCAATATCTATTGTTGGTGAATCAATTTCAACTTTACCCGTTGATTTAATTTCAACATTATCTCTTGAGTAAATACCAATTCCACCTTCTTCACCTTTTGAATTAAATACTAATCTATCAGATTGTAAAATTATCTGTGGTTTAAAATATGTTGGATTGTTATCAAAAGTAGGTTCTACTCCAACACTTTGATAAGGAACATATTCATCAGTAGTTAAATAGATTGAACTTTTTTCGTCATCTAAGTATTCTGATG